AGCGGCAGCATGTCGATAAGGTCGAGCGTTAGTTCCCCGGCTACCTGCACATAGGGCGGGACCCACGGGTCAATGGCTACATGGAGTGTATGCAGCACACCCAGCCAGTCGCACCAGTCTTGATCTGAGACTGTGGCATTGGACATGGTTTGACCCAGTGGGTGCGCCTCACACGCATGGTGTAAGTCGCGGGTAGATTCGTAGAGAGGTTTGGACTGCATCAGGCGAACACCGACAGCAGCCCAGCAGACGGACCAGACACACCCGCACCCTCGCGCGACCATCGCACTGACCATCCGGACGGGACCACTCCGCTAAGAGTAATTGGATAGCTGAACGGGGACCCAGATGAGTTCTGATGAAACCTCGCGGCCATTGCGTAAGATGTCCCGCCGGGGGTTGTGACCTGTATGTAGGTATTACCAAAAAGACCGGCAGGTACCGTCGTTTCCACTACTATTACAACATAAGCAGTTCGCCCTGACACATTAACGTATGCCGTGTTTTCCGAAAACGCAGTTGGATTCTGGTATACATTTGCGAAAACGCTAGTTGCGCCGGACGTGCCGGTCGGACCAGTGACACCCTGCGCGCCTGTTGGACCTGTCGGACCAGTGACCGTGCTAGCTGCACCAGTAGGACCAGTGGGGCCTGCACCCGTGGGACCGGTAGGACCACCAGCGGGACCTTGAGGGCCAGTAGGACCTGTAGGACCTACACCTGTAGGACCGGTAGGACCTGCACCGCCGGAACCAGTAGGACCAGTAGGACCACCGGCAGCGCCAGCGGGACCAGTAGGACCCACACCTGTAGGACCAGTAGCGCCAGCGGGACCAGTGGGACCTGCCGGACCAGCGACCGTACTTGCTGCACCCTGTGCGCCTGTCGGCCCCGTTGGACCGCCGCCAGATATACCTTGTGGACCCGAGGGTCCAGTGGGACCTGCGGCACCAGTGGGACCTCCACCTTGGGGACCGGTTGCACCGGTTGGCCCCGCAGCAGTAGAAGCCGTACCCTGCGGGCCGGTAGGACCTGTTGGGCCAATACCCCCAGTGGAACCTGATCCGGCAGGACCAGTCGGGCCGGGAGGACCGATGATCTGTCCGACGTTATTCCATGCCGAACCGCTCCACACATAGAGGTCACCATCGGCAGTGACGATGTAGGCGTCGTTGACAGTATTACCTGTCGGAGGGAGGTTGCCGACGGTAGCGACAGTTCCTTTGAGGTTGATCGACGTGCCCTGAGCACCTTGTGCACCGGTAGGACCAGTTGCACCCGTAGGTCCCGTGGGACCGTTCGTACCCACGGGGCCGGTAGGACCGACGACTCCGCCGTATGGAAGGGCGAGGTAGGCGCTAGTCCCGTTACCAACCTTGAACTTATTAGTATCTGTCTCCAACACAAGTTCGCGGTCGGCAAGAACCGGGTTGAACGTCGTCCACCGCGCGAGCGTATCGCCACGCAATGCAAACCCAATGGTGGATGACGGAGTTATCGGCATCGGCTTTATGCCTCCAGCTTGGCCCGATAGAAGGCAAGGTTATTCTTCAGTCGTTCGTTAGTAGGTTCAAGTTGACAAGCCAACTCGCCCTGCTCCACGGCACCACTATACTCGTTAATGTGGAATGCAGCAATGGCCATAAGATCATGGGGCTTTGCCCCCCACACGGTCGGGTCCATGGTGTAGACCAAGGCTTTGTCCTTGATCTCCAGTGCCTGTGCAGCAGCATCATAACATGCCTGCCAGTCCTGATCTTGGTACGCCAGATCGGCGAGTTCAACCCAAGGTTCGCGTGTGTTCGGTGCTTCGACGGTGGCCTTCCGGTACCACTTGCGCGCTGTGTCCTGCTGCCCCAGTTTGGCATATGATTGCCCCAGTAACCGCATCGCATAGCACCGCTCATTCGCCCAGTTCGCCTGCGGATTATCGAGGTACTTCAGCAGCGCAACGATAGCGTCCACCCACTGGTTGTAGAACGTCAGTTCGCGGGCGTAGTAGAAGGCGTTGCGCGGGCAGGCCGGGTCCTCTTTTACCGACAACTCTAGCAGATCGAGGTACTGCCCTCGGCTTTTGCTAGGGTCGGGATGATGGCTGACCAGCAACACATCGGTGTGTGCATAGACTTCTTTGATGCGACTATCGGGACGCGGGTACTCATGACATGGATGGTGCCAGTGATAGCCATGGCGCGCATGGATTTTTTCATAGTAGAAACTGATGCCGCTACCCCAGTCGAACTTGTACCGCAGCCGCGTCGTGTTTTCTTTCCAGACACGTTCGATCTCCTCACGCCATCCCGGCTCCATCACCTCATCGAGGTCGAGGCTGATGCACACATCAATATCACGGGGCACCAGCGCCAACGCAGCATCACGCGCTTTATCAAACCGCCAAGGGGTGATGCAGATGTCGTGTACCACAGCGCCATGTTCACGGGCTTTAGCAACGGTATCATCTGTGCTGCCGGTGTCGGCAATCATGATGAGGTCGGCGTCCTGCGCGGACGCGCAGAAACGCTCGATAAACTCTTCTTCGTTCTTACTGATAGCGTAGATTGCGATCTTCATGGGGTGCCTCCGCCCGAGTTGCCACCCATGTTAGATCACAACGGCGAGGTTGGCCAAGTGATATTAAATGGGTCGGTCTGCGTGTTTGGCACGTCGCGCAGGTCTTGGCGATAGGCGGACCATGCAACTCGCTGCTCGCTAGTTAGTGGGGCGTCGGCAATCTGCGTCCAATCCGTGCTGGCCAGCTTCCAACCGCGCAGATTGCGTACAGCGGTCCATTCCTGCTCAGTGCGGGCGACAACTTCGCCTAAGGCCATAGGTTGGACCGCCCACGTCTGCCGCCAGCGGCCATACTCGTCCTTGACCGGCGTAACTTCGACGGCCTTTTCAAACGTGGCGAGATCAGGTTGGTTGCTGAAGTCATACAGGCCGAAGCCCAGCGGCTCGATGTCTTCTGGGACGAACGGCCAAGAGAAGCTGGTGTTCGGGAACAGCGCGCGGAAGTTGTCTTCTACGATAGCATGGCCAACAGGCTGGCCATCAACGAGTTGAATGAACATAGTCATCAAAGGTTACCTGTGTTGGTTGATGGGAAAAATCGTGTTGTACCGGGCCAGATGATACGGACAGCGCCTGCACCTAATTGGTTATCTACCGCAGAACTACCTCCGCCGTGCGTTTTACCTGTTCCCCCACTCCCGGCAGTGCCGTCCAATCCATTGCCATCTTGAATGGTTTGTGCAGGACCACCTGAGCCGTTCGCACCCTGACCCAAAAGCCCAACACCTCCGCCCTGCCCGCCGCCAATCCCGCCGCCAGTGACGTTACGCGCGCCAGACCCGCCTCCGCCGCCTCCGCCAGACCCATTCCCGCCTGCTGATGGAGAACTGGAGGCTGCACTGCCAATCCCGCCGTTGCCCGAGTAGCCCCCAGCACCGCCACCGCCAGCGTAGTTACCTCCGTTAAGAGAATTGCCCCCATTTCCACCGCCGTCGCCGACGAATGTCCCTCCCGGAGAGGGACTACTCCCAAAATTAGCCAAGTTCGCGCCGCCACCGCCGCTAACGGTGCTGTTGTTTATAAACGAAGACGCCCCACTTACTGTTGCAGCAAACTGAAATGCAGGCACCGAACCCACAGTAACAGTATAAGAACTTCCCGGAGTTACTGGAATATTGTTTTTCCAACCCAAACCAGCACCGCTGCCTTGCATGGGGTAGCCGCTACCGGCTCCGCCCGCACCTACACACACCACGGAAACGCTAGTCACATTGGCAGGAGCGACCCACGTGTAAGTTCCCGCCGTTGTGTAAGCCTGCTGACCGGGTGGCACAACAGGTTCACCGCCGCCGCCCGCCATCAGCAATGCGCGAGATACGCTGTCCATTGGTTTATACCTGATAGTTGACTTGCGGAGCGCCGTACCAAGTCGTGCCAGCGTTATCGGTCACGAACGTAATCAGGTGCGTTCTGCTGGTCGTCAGCGTCGGAGCGGTATTACCGGGCCATTTTACAGCGGCAGGCCATGTGATCGTGCCGCTAGTGTGAACGACCTCAAGCGTGAAGGCGTAAGCCGTGCCGCTGGTCGGAGGATTGCTGAACGTGAAGGTGCTGGTTGCTGCAATCGTCTTGGTGAAGTAGTTGCTAGCAGAACAATCAACATCAAGCGCGGCTACCGCCGTCGCCGTCTGACGCACCGACCCAGTAGTAGAGACTGCCCCGGCGAGAACAGGGGCTGTTAGTGAAGTACCGGAAGGCAGCGCGACCGTGCCGGTAAACGTCGGAGACACAAGAGGAGCCACCCCCGTCAGCGTGTTGCTAGAGAATGAGATCGTTTTGTTTGCAATCGTCTGCGTGTTCGTCGCTGTAAGGACGTTCGACGGAGTGATGATGTTAGAGAGATTAGCCATTAGAGGTTCCCCGTATTAGTTGAAGGGAAGGCGCGTCCTGCGCCCCAGATGATGCGGACAGCACCAACACCAGCAACACCAGCCCAAGCATCTGCGCCGCCGCCATAGAGGCTACCAGAACCTCCTGAACCGGCAACGCCGGGGTTATCAGTGGCCGCACCCCCACTGGTACCCTGACCCAACAGACCCACGCCTCCGCCCGGATAACCACGTCCGCCGCCGCCTCCTGCACCTCCAGTCCCTCCCGTCCCCGTAGTAGTGCCAGAAACAACGTCGGCCCCGCGCCCCCCAGTTCCAGCATAACCGCCCGCACCGCCGCCGCCGCCAATAGTAGTTCGGCTACTTCCGTTAAAGTTACTGCGGCCTCCGGTGCCTCCGGTGCCTCCGCCATCATAAATGTCAGAAAAAGACCCCCCCGCACGGCCCTGAAGGCCACCTTGTCCACCGGTCGCAGTAACAGTTATCACCCCGTTATTAAAACTGCTATTACCCCCACTTCCTTGTGACAAACCAGCAATACCGACCACTACAGTATAAGATACGCCGGGTGTTACAGCGATGTTGTTTTTGTACGCAAGACCGGCACCTCCGCCGCACGGATAACTTGGATTACCGCCGCCCCAACCACCTCCGCCCCCGACACAAACCACGCATACGCTAGTCACACCAGCGGGGGCGACCCACGAAAACGTGCCATTAGTTGTGAAAGCCTGCTGTCCCGGCAATGCGGGTGGCGCACTGGCCCCACCGAGCAAGGCTAACATAATGCCCGACATTAGGTGACATTTCCAGAGACGACGCAGACCGTTCCGCTGATAAACAGGATCGTGGCTACGCCACGGGTAGCCAACGTCATTGTAGCTTTATCTGTATTAGTTCCACCGATGTAAGCAGTCGTGATCGAGCAGGTGATAGTGATGTTGCCTGTCGTATCATTATAGATCGAAATAGCATCACCAGCAGCAAACGTAGCATCCGGGATCGTCACGCTACCGCCGGTACCGACGTTGACGAACGTACCCACATCACCTGTGGTCAACGTATAGCTGCCAGTCTTGGCAGCGCCTGTTTGCGGGATAGCACGGAGCTTGCCCAAGCCATCCGAGACGGTGCCGCTGAATGTCGGAGAGGCAAGCGGGGCAAAGGTTGTGGTGTTCAACGTCCACGTATTGGCGGCGGTCTTTTGAAGTAGACCGGATGTTCCTGTCAGTGCGCCAACGGCTTGGAGATCGGCATCATAACCCTGTACGGTTACGCCAATCGCAGCCGCCGTTAGGACATTGGTGTTGTTTGCACCAACCTGAGCGTACACCTGCCACGTTGTTCCAGTGTATATAAGCTCAACACTTATCCCCGAAATGTCGCAGGTGAGGTCTTCTGCCAATCCCTCAATGGTCGAACCGTTGCGAATGACAGTGAGGTTGTTAGTCGCCCATGAATCGTTAGCGTCGGTAACAACCACCAGTGCGCCGGTCGGGGGCGTGGCCGGGAGCGTAACAGCAAACGCCCCACCAGATGTGTTTGTTTGCACACCTTGACCAGACGACGCGGTGAACGCGCTTGTTTTTACATCGGTGTAGATAATGCTGTTTGTACCAGTGGGGCCAGCGGTACCCGTTGGACCAGTGGGACCACCAGCACCCTGCGGCCCGGTCGGGCCAGCGGTAGTGCTAGCCGCGCCTGTAGGACCAGTGGGACCAAGATTACCCACGTCGCCGGGGATACCCTGCGGACCAGTGGGACCTGTTGGACCAGCTACAGTAGAGGCACTACCTTGGGGGCCAGTGGGTCCCCCGGGACCCGGAACAGTTGAAGCATCACCCTGCGGGCCGGTAGGACCTGTTGGACCAGTACTTCCAAGGCTACCGGTCGGACCGGTCGGGCCGAAGTTTCCTACGTCGCCAGCAGGGCCAGTCGCGCCCGTGGGTCCGGTTAGGCCAGTGCTACCCGTTGGGCCGACAGCGCCAGTCGGGCCGACAGCGCCAGTGGGACCTATAGGCCCAACGATTTGACCGACGTTAGACCACGCGGAACCGGTCCACACATATAGGTCGCCGTCTGCCGTGACGATGTAGGCGTCGTTGACGACGTTACCCGTGGGTGGGAGATTACCAACAGTGGCAACGGTGCCTTTGAGATTGATTGACGTACCCTGCGGGCCAGTGGGGCCGACGATGCCGCCATAGGGCAGGCTCAGATATGCCGTGACGCCATTGCCGATCTTGAACTTATTAGTATCCGTCTCCAGCACCATCTCGCGGTTGGCGAGGACCGGGTTAAACGAGGTCCATCGCGCAAGTGTATCACCGCGCAAAGAAAGCTGAAAGATCGACGCGCTAATGGTCACGGCTGCGCACTCCCAAGATCGATACGAGCACCGCCAGTGTAATTCGTTTCCGCATTACCGGCGTCGATGAGGGTGGACAGCACCGGGGCCAGTGCCACCCATGCTGCGCCTGTGCTGTAGTGCATCAGGTTGTCTTCGCCAGCCACGACCGCGCCCTCATACCCAATCGTAGACAAGGCGATAGGTGTCGCGTACCGCAACGACTGTCCGGCTGAACGCTCACGCCCGGAGGCGAACTTCACGCTGCTCATAGTGTGACGAACTCCTCGCGCTGGTTTAGCACATAGGACAGACTAGCAACAGCACCTTGGAAGTTTTCGCACTTGAGTTGTAATCGGTCGCCGCTGGGTAGGTTCTGCTTACCTAGTTCAATCAGTGCAAAATCGTTCGGCGGAATATCCATCTGATTTAGAATCCGCCACGTGACGCTGCTGCCATCCAACACCTGCATCGAGAATTGTATCGTTGCGCTTGAGTTGTTCGCCACGATCAGCGACGTAAGCAAAGCCACCGCCTGTACCGTGCGCTGCGGGTTGGGGCCGTTCACCGGGATCAGGTAGTTCGGCACATCCAAGATCGTCGTGTAGAACGACGGCACCTGAATGCGGTTGACATTGAACAAGTTCAGTGGCGGACGGGGAGTAGTAATCGTGATCATGTGTCAGCCTCCGAGAGCCTGAATAAGTGGAAGTGTGATGTTCTGGACACCGCGCGAGAACGCCTGACCTTCAACAGTCCCACGTTCAAAATCCACGCGGAGGTCGTCGCCGAGATAGGTATCACCCCGTTCGGTTGAGAAGGTCGCGTAGATACGTCCACCGTTGATCTTCAGGTTAACCAGCGCAGGATCACCTGCCAGACCGGTACCTCGCTGAGAGTACGGTAGTGAATTAAAGTTCACGCCGGAACCGACGTAACTGAACTGCTGCCCAGTAGCCTCGACGACAGACGGGAACCCAACTTGTGGCGGGGTCGCGACGTTAGTCTTGATGAGTGCAATCAGCGAAGTCAGCATGGCCTCCGCAGGGCTAGTCAGAGAGCAGCGGGCCATGATGCGGTCGAAGGTGTAGTCGTAGCTAGCAAGAAAGATCGGCAGCAGACTCGATGCAAAAAAGTACTGCGCGTTCCAATCGAAAAGACCTTTGACAAAGAACTGCGACCCGCGATCTTGACCAGAGCGAAGATCGTCCGAAAGTTCACGCAGCAGTGTGTTAAGGTCTTGCCGTGTGAACGCTTCCTGCTCTTCGGTGAAGTTCTGCACCTCGACGAACTCATCCGCGAGGAGTGCGTAAACTTCCTCTACAATGATAGACCGCTGCTCAGCGACAGCGTCAGCCGCTGCTACATAGACGCCGCGCGGTTGGCCGACGGGATCGGCGATCTGAATCGTATAACGGAACCCAGTCGAGACCAGTGCGTAGTCGCCGAAGGTGGAGTTGGAGTTAGCGACAGTGACCTGCCCGCCGTCATGGCACCACAGGCCGTACCGGCTCCAGTTCGAGAACACCGACACCAACTGCACGAAGGCATTGCGCACCATTAGGTAGGCATAACCGTTGGGGTTGATCGCGGTGAACGAGTCGACGACGACGGACCGTAGAACAGACGAGGGGGCCAGCACAGACCCATCAGCGCGCAGATTGCCCCCGCCGCGCGGCATGAGCGGGTTACCTGTTGTGCGGTCAATCGGCAGCGTCATCTGGTCGTAAGTGAAGTCATGCAGCATCGAGCAGTCAGAGATGTACGGCGACCGGGTAATGAACGCACCCGGGTTGAACACGAACGCAAACCCCTTCTCCGGAGGGTAGTCGTGCCCTGCTACAGTGAGTGCTCCATTGACCTTGCGGTAGAGCACTGTCGCAACCGTGAAGTACCCATACGCGGCGACAGCCGCCATACCCAGCGTCGTCGTGGCATAATCCGGTGGGCTTTCATGCTGAAGGCCAGTGAACGTGAAACCGCGCACCTTGCACCCGCTGGTCAGGCGGAACATATTGTTCTGGCTCAGACCATTCGGTAGTCGCAACTTGGTCACGCGCAAATCATACCCATACAGGGTGCAGTTTATCGGGATGACCGTGTCGGGCTGCACGATATACTCGCCCGGGTGCACGATGACCGCGCACGACTGACCTGTAGCAGCCGCCGCCGCAAGACCCGCACCAATGGTGGCGAACGGTACGGCAAGGCTTGTCCCAGCGTTGGCGTTATTGCCGCTCATGGTAACATAGAAGGTACGCGCAACAGTGTACGAGTCTGCGAGACCCGCGCCCGTAGGGATGCTGCCTGCTGGCCACTGGAAGTTGTTTGGAACAACGAGGTCCGCAGCCGACACGACCAGTGCTGTCGGCGTCGGTGTTTCCCGCAGCCCGACTACTACCAGATCAGTCTCACAACCTGCACCAAAAGTGCGGTACCATGAGATACCGTAGCGCGCAGACGTTGGGATATAGACATCGAACACGTTCCCGCCGGGGAACCCAAGCGAGTACTCAAACTGGCGCAGAAGCGAACTGACCAGCAGCGTGTTGTCCGAGTGAACAACCGTCTGGCCAATCTTGTTGCCGAAGCCGTTGTACCAGTCGATACCAGCGGTAATACCATCATTGGCAGGATCGCCGCTATCTTTGAACCGCTGGTACGCAACCCGGAATGTGTAGGTCTGGCTCGGCTCCAGCGGGACGCTGTCGATCATGTAGGCCGTACCGGCCCCCTGAAAGCGATAGACGTTACCGTTAAGGCTGGTTGTTACCGCGCCACCCGTAAGGGTGAAGTTGTTAGGGGCGTCACCGGGACGGTAATCCCGGAACAGCTTCTCGTCGACGATATTCGCGGCAATGTTGCCGACGGTGACCCGGAGTTCTACGAGACTGCCTACATCGAACGATTTGGCTACCGTACTCTCAGCACCACGCGCGACAGTGAGGATATCTCCAGAACGCGCTGTGACGTTTACGATCTCAAAAAGACCATCCGCAGACACTACGGTGGCGGAGAAGTTATCACCAGCGGAGAGCACCGGAAACGATGCGCCCGTGCCGGTAGTCAGAACAATCTGGGTGGTGTTCGCAGCGATAGCGACACTGAGGAACCCCCTAGCATTGTTCTTGAGTTTAACCGCCATCTGCTAACTCCGTCAACCAAAGGGTACCATTTGGACGCGCATAGTCCCTCGCATGTTTCCGATGTTAGCACGAGCGCGTCTTTCAGTCACGCAGTATGTATACTGCTTGGCGTGGTATGCCGCCAACTCGTAATCCTTCCACGCTTGACTAGGTACGACTAGCAGTTCCTGTAGCGCGCTGTGATAGATCGCGTCCTCCAGTTCGTTGAACTGATATTCCGCCATACCGGTGGCATCACGCATGGGTTTTAGGGCATAGATAAGCCGAAGAGTGAACGGCTTCTCGTCACTGGGAGCGGGCAACACGACGAACCTATCCGGCGATAGCTGCGTAAATACCCGGGGATCACTGGTTTTAGCCAGCGCCTCTTCGGTGACAGTAAACGTCGAGCCACCGTTGAAGGTGTTGGTATTGAACTCGTCGCCGTTGAACCCCCCTGTCGCAGTCCACAGTTCCTCGTAGGGTACACCGCTGTAGAGGTCTGCCCATGCGGGGTACCGGAGAAGCGCATCCTCCAGAGTAATACGGTCCAGCGGGGAGCCATTGACAGCCGCGTCGAACACAGCATGAACATCAGCATTCACCGGTTTCCGGTAGAAGTACTGGTGCACCGCTGGGGTCAGATCATACGGAGGCTCTGCGTGTCGCCAATATAACGTGCGCTCACATGTGCGGATCGCCGCATTGCGAATAGCACTCTCGATCAGTGGGTTCGGGCAACCCGGTACGCTTACACTCACGCGAGGAATGAGTGAGGAGAACTCACGGTCGGCCATCAGATCACCTGCTTCGGATTAAGCCCGCCTTCTTCAGTGTCAGTGACAGTTCGCGTCTGTAGCCCGGTGGCCAGAACTTGATTGAACGAGTCTTGGAACAGCTTGGCGCGACCTGAGTTGACGTGCTCATCGTCCACGGACTCAGCGAAGAACACCACGCCATCGACGACAACCGGGAGATACACATCAGTGAGCGTCTCGATGGTCTGGTTGATCGTGTTGACGACAGGACTCTGCACATACTCCGCGACGAGGACCGTGCCCTCTGCGGGACGCGGGTACACAAAGAACCGATTTGGACTACGTACATGGCGCATGAAGTTGACCGGCATACCCGCCGGATCATTTGCCCAGCTAGGGTGAATGCGGTCCAGCGACTCCCGGTTGGTTTCTGTGAGGGCGTTACCACCCCGCACTTGGAAGACTTCTACCAACCGCATGGAGTCTGCTGGACAGCTTTGTAGCACCTCGCCCGGTACCGTGGGGATATCTTCAATCACAGAGAATAGGTCTGGACGTAGCACGACCATCCGCTTCAGCGTTTGGTTCACCCATCCGAGCATGAGGGTGTCGCTGTAGCGGTATGGCGCACGGGTGTCCTGAACCAGTATCCGTGCCTGTGTGATGATATCCGCAGGGGTCATTCAGGCCAGCCTCTTTTGGCTTCGACAGCCAACTCAGGATCGGTATACACTGGTTCTACAGGTATGTCAGTAGATAGATCAAGCCCGTTGACTTCCTTCCGGCTGCGCTTCACCTTGATAGTATCTGCGATCTTAGGTGTGATACCCCGTTCAGGATATGCCTCAGCCTCGGAAACGACTTCACACTCCGGATGTACTGCCATCCGCTCGTTGTAGTCGTAGATGAACCCATCGGCTTTGATCCGGATATACAGCTTGTCACTCATTTTTTCTTCCTTGCTTTGCCCGCTTCACTCAGTGCGATAGCAATCGCCTGCTGGCGGGACTTCACAACTGGTGCCTTCTTCGGCCCCTTGGGGTCAATACCCCCGTGCAACGTACCTCGCTTGAACTCGCCCATGACCTTAGCGACTTTGTCTTTCGGTTTCATTGCCATATTACTTCTTCCGCTTACCCGAAGGTGTGACCGGCCACGATTGGCGGGCAGGACCAGACTTCTTTGCCACCATAGTCTTGCGCTCTGCCCCGGTGAGCTTCTTGGCCGCAGCTTCTGGCCGACATGCCGGATAAGCCCGGGAACCCTTCTCAGCGCCTGAGCGCCCACAGGGCTTGCCGGTCTTCACATCGACCCACTTCTCACCGAACCATTTGCCGAGGCCGCCTTTGCTCACTTCTTCACCCGGTTGTCAGCACCTGACCAACTGCCGCCGCGCTTTTTGTACTCCTTCGCAGCCCACGCATTGGCATAGGCCGAGGGGTATACATCGAACTTGGCCTTGGCCGCAGCCTTCACTCGGCTCCACAGCGCAGGATTGTTGGGCTTTGACTCAGCCATGTCAGCACTTCCATGCTCGAAGGGATTTGTTGATGCGCGAGTTCGGGTCACGTGCCGTCTTTTCGCTGGTCAGCTTCTTCTTCATACCCTCCATGCGGGCACAGAAGCTATCCTTGCGCGGTCCGCCCTGCGGCTGCGGTGCCTTGAGACCCGGCTTGCCGGGGTTCGCCTTGTTGTAGGATGCGCGTCCCTTGGCGTTCAGACCACCCTTCGGGTCCTTACCTTCAGCGCGGGTCCATGCGGGTGTCTTAGCCATTATGCTATTGCCCCCTTAATCACGGCAAACTGCAACACTGGACTGTCGGTGCCCGTAGATGGGACGGTCGCGTTGTCGATATTCCCCACGGAGACGACGCAGGAACCCGCAGCCTGTGAGACAACATGCACCTGATAGTATCTCCGCGTACCAGCAGCACAACCGGACTTTATACTAAGGACAATAACATCGTTTGCCCCAATGGTGCTGTTAGTCAGCGTGAACTCGTCGGCGTCGTGCCCAGCGAGTGTCCCGGCAAACAGAGTGATCTCGCCTGTGATCTTATTAAGGGTAACACCTGTCGTGCGACTCGTGGCCTGAGCGACAGTGCCGCCAGTGCCAACGGCGTATCCGATAGATGTCGTAGCCTCGACAGTCGTACCTTTCACCGAGGCTGGCGTTGTCGCGCCCACAGTGGTACCGTCGATAGACCCGGCGTCGATGTCGACCTTGGTGAGATTTACCTCACCCGTCCCCTTTGGTGTGATGTTGATGTCGATGTTGGCGTCAGTACCGTCTGCGGACAGCGTGTTGCCAGTCAGTGTGACCCCGGTAGCGGCGTTGCTCGTCGTGAATGTAGTGGCGTCAATCGACGTGATGCCAGAGAACGTGCCGCTAAACGTAACGCCGCTGATCGCCCCACCGGTAATTGCCACCGCATCTGCGTTCTGTGTAGCGATGGTTCCAAGAGCGAGCGCGGTGCGCGCCGTTGCCTGATTAACAAAGGCCACATTGGTGATGCTCACCAGCCCTGTACCGTTAGGGGTAAGGTTGATGTTGCCGTTGGTGTTGGTTGAAGCAATGGTGTTACCGCTAAAGCGAATATTCCCGACTGATGTCGAGACCGTACCAATCTTCACGGCTGTCGCCACACCGGTACCACTATAGAGGGTTTTTTCCGTGGCTTCAGGACCGCCGTTGACGTGCATCAACTGACCAAATGTGACATTGATCGCGGAGCCAGTGAGGTTAGTGGGCATCGTTCAAGCCTTTAATTCTGCGTAGGGTGAATGGGGCTGTCACCCTATATAGATGACAGCCCCAAGCTCATCAGTTGCAGTCGGCGACGATAGCCCACACGCGAACGACAGCCAGATCAGCCGCGTTCACAGTCGTCACGTCGATGGTGTCGGCGGCATTGTAGTACTTACCGAAACCGAAAGCTGGCGAGAGCGTGTTTGGTGCGCCTTCAACCAGCGTGACCGTCGTCGACGAGTAACCTGCTGCCGTGTTACCGTTGACACCGTCGAGGAAGCCGTCGGGGTCAACACCATCACCAACGTCGAGGGTCAGCGTACCGCCCTCAGCCTTGGTAACATCCACACCGACAGCAATGACCTGAGTCTTTGCCGGGATACGGAGGACTTCGAGCACGTCGCCAGCGCCGAGAGCGGTGGCACCAGCGGCGGCGCGAGCAGCAGTGATAGCTGCAAAGTCAAGATCGACTTCGATGCGGGTCAGGCGATGCAGACCGTTATCCGGGTACGCCGCAGCGGTGCCCTTATTGAAGCCGAGCGAGTCAGTATAAGTAGCCATTCTTCTAACCTTTCATTGTAGATGGGGGGCCGAGGCCCCCCACCATCAGAACTGGATGACAGCCGTCGAGAGAGCTTCCGGCTTCACAACCTTGTAGCCATATACCTGAAGACCACGGATGATGTTACCGAAGGTCGTTTCAGAGCGGATGGTCTCCATGTTGGTCATCTGCGATGCAAACGTGAAGCCCATCTTGTGGCCCGAGACAATGTTGTACTTACCCGAACTCACATACAGGTTGTGGCTCACATACAGCGTGAAGCGGTCGATCATACCGAGACGACCGTTGCGGAGCGGAGTGACGCTATCGCCGGTCAGCGAGGCGTCCTTCAGTTCCGACTTCTTGATGAGGCCAGCCATCTTGGCCGGGATCACCAGAAAGCGGTCGGCTTCCGGGCAGTTTGCTTCGTCGAGCACGGTACCCATATCAACGATCAGGTCGATAACCGACGTGGTCGCGGAAGCACCATCCTTGGTGACAGTCAACGGCGAACCGGTGGTGCCGAGGTTGAACGAAGCCGACTGCTCGCCAGCGGTAGCACCCTTGTTAAAGGCACCGATACCCGGCAGGATGTCGGTCAACACGCGCTGATCGATCTTGATCTTCATACGCTCAGAAGCGTCCTTCGACCAAGTGTCCATCATGTTGATGTCCGACTGGACCTTATCAACATCGTCTTCGACGCAAGCAAAATACTCGCCCTTGTCGATGACAAGCTGAATCTTCGGCTTATCGGGGTTGTCAACCGTCAGCGCCTGACCCTTGATGTAGTCACGGATGACAATCTCAGGCGTGGTGCGGATGTTGACGGTGTCGCCGTACTGGCGGATTTCACCTTCATAGGTGGTGTTCGAGATCGCTGCGAGCACGGTGGCATCGTAGAAGTTCTCGATCAGTTTACCCGACCAGATTTCGGGGATGAAGTTGCCCGAGTAGTTCGGACGACCGGGGGAATTAGGAAACGCCATGACTTAACCTTTCTAATCAAGCATTTACGACAATGCGGCCTTCTCGTTGCGCCGCGAAAATGTCGTGTTCAGTACGATCCCGCTCCTGCTCGCGACCCTTGTACTTACCTGACCGCACGTCATCGAAGAACTTCTTGATGTCGTCGGGCGAATAGGTCTTGGGCTGCTTGGACGATGATGCACTGGAACCGCGTGAGCGACCCGGGGCAACTTGCCGTTCAAGCTCGTTTGAAGCAGCGGAGGTGGATTGAGCAACAGAGGCTTGTCCAGTGGACTCAAGCCAAGTTTGGAAGAACGCACTTACCCGATACGCATCGAGTGCTCGTTGGGCATCTTCAAGGTATGTCTGTCGTGCAACACCGGTCAGCGGATCGACATCGAGGAGCCAAGACTGAAAGCCTTGGTCATCGTTGACGTTGCGCCAAGACGGTACGTAGTTCGTCAGATCGGACCAGAACTGCTGCTCAGCCGATACCTGCTGACGCTGAGCGACAGCCTGCACCTGCGGGACAACACTTGTCTGCATCTGCTGGAGGAGACCCTCAATCTGGGCAAGGCGCTGAGCTACGGGAACAAGTTCCTCGCGGCTAACTTTGCGCATCACGTCGAGTGATTCGCCGTACTCAGTTACGTCCTGATCCGTCACATACCGCTGGGGCTGTTCCGTATCCTTGGACTTCTGAGCGGCAGTTGAACCCTGTTGAGACAGAGTCGCCAGCAGTTGTTCCATCTGCGAGACACGCTGCTCCAGTTCAGACTTCTGCCGAACTGTAGCGTTGTACGACCCCTGAAGGGACCGCCATCTCTGAGCATAGGTATCAGAGTTCTCATCTTCCGAGTTTGGTGCGCCGGTAGTGTGCTCGTCTCCCGGTGCCTGAGCAGCATTCTCGTTAGCGTCAGCGTCAGCCTGTGGTGTGCTTTGGGCAGTGTCAACGATTTCCTCTCTGGCCTCAGCGTTATCGCTTGTGCCAGCTTCCCCGTTAAGCTGCTTGTACAACTCCTGCACAGCTTCGGACTGCTTACGAACTTGCTCTGGAAGTGCCATGTTAATTGCTCCAATCTGTGAGCTTGATTAGTCGGCTCATAAGTCAGCCGCTAGATTAGGGGCATCGGAGGCAAACTTCGTCAGTTCACCCAACACTTGGCACCTGCCCTGATAAATGCCAGTGTGTTCTACCGCGCTTGGTAGGCGACGAAGCTCCATCATCTCCCATTCCCGCAGCCAACTCAGAAGAATTGGAAACTGCCGGACGGAAGCTGCGAGAGCTTTCGTTACCTGTGGGTCAGGTCGGATCACGCCGCCGCCCCACTTACGCGGCTACTGACCGTGTTACCCGCCATTCCACCCTTGGGTTCTCCGCTTGGACCAGTGGCAACCGGCGCAGGCTGCTGTGTCTGCTGCATTGAGGCAGCAGCACTCGCGGCGAGGGCCGTCTGTTGCTGGTTGTAGGCGAACTTCTCCCGGGATGGGACGACATCGTCCACGGGCATTTGCAACCCTTTGGCTATCTCGCGAAGGATCGCGGCACGGCCATCCACTCCAATGATGCCCATATCGAACTCATTGGCGGTTGCGTTGAGGAACTCGATGCGGCGGACGTTGACGGTCTCCTTGACCGCGAGGTTGATGGCACCCTTCGCCATAACCTGAACGTCGCCCTTGATGCTTTCGTCGTCGTCGTAGCGCATGTTGTAGACGAACTGACGCTCGACAATGGGCTTCACGACATCAGTATCGATGTGCATGACTACCTGCCGGATACCCTTACCTGCCGCGCCCATAAGCATGGACAGGCCCGATGATGTGCGGCCAGCGCCCTGTACGTTCAGGTCACCGTAGACATACGCTGGGATGCCCGAGTGGTCATCGGCAAGGCGTGAGAACTTCTCGTAGAC